TGAAAACGAGACCTACATCTTAAGGAAAATCATATCAAACTATCCTCTGAAATCCGAACTTGAAGATTTTAGAACAGAACTAATGCTCATAATCCGAAGAGAATTAACAAATCCAGAAGGAACAACATTAGAAAGAATAAGAAGGAAGATTGAAGAAAAGGTAGGAGAATTCACGGAAAACATCTCAACTTTAATAAGGAATATCTTTCACGAAACCATAAACGAAATCCGAGAGACCTACTTCCAAGAAGAAAATAAGAGAAGACAGGAGGAAGGAGAAGAAGAACTAAAATTCAAATGGATAGGACCAGATGACTACAGAACAACAGAAGTATGCAGAAGAATAAAGGAAAGAACGAGAAATGGAGTAACTTTGGAAGAGTTAAAGCGAGTAGTAAGAGAAGAAGCAATAAGAGGTGGATTCGGTTGGTTTTATTCTGAACTAAGACCTTTTACTCCACATCCGAACTGTAGACACACTTTTATCCCAGCAGTATAAGAAAGAAATAAAAGGAATGAATAAGCATAAATAAGCAAGAGGTGGTATCATGCCAAAACCTCTTAGCATGGAAATACTGAACGAAGATGAAAGAATAATTACAGCATGGGCAAGCGTTGAATGTATTGATAAAGATGGAGAAATAATTCCAATGTCCGAACTCAAAAAGATAATGCCTATTCTAATGGATAGAGGCGGATTTGTAATGTATAAACACACAAACAAACCGATAGGAAAAATCCTCAACTACGAGTTTAAAGAACATCCAGAAACAGGAAAGGAAGGTCTATTCCTAACCATAAAGGTATTTGACGATTATGACTTTGACGATAAAGTTTGGAATGAAATCAAAACAGGAAAACTAAAAGGAATTTCATTTGGAGGAATAGCAAAGAAACAATCATGGAAAGATTTAGGAAATGGAAACGGAGCAAGAATCTTAGAAGATATTGAAGGATTTGAATTCTCAATCGTAGAAGAACCAGCAAACCCTTATGCTCTAATAGAAGAAGTAAATATTGTGGCAAAGAGCAATGAAATACTGAAAGTGGATAGCAGATATCTGACCGAAGATGGAAGGTTCAAGGAAATGACCTGTCCAGACGACCCAAGCAAGAAATCCAGATTCTGTGGATGTGTAAGAGCAATGATGAATGAAGGATACTCTCTTGAATCAGCAAAGAGAATCTGTGGATACATCCGTTATTATGTTAAGAAAGATTTTGACGAAATAACAAAATCAGAACTCAACGAAATCTTAGAACAGATAAACAAAGAAACGGTAGATTCTGACGAGATAATCTCAAGGATATACTCAAAGATAGCAAGAGGAGAAGAACTAACAGAAGAAGAAAGAAAAATACTTGCGGCATATCTCGCAGGAGTAAAAGACGAGAAGAAAGGAAAGGAGATTCAAAAACCATTCGCAGGATTTAAAGATTTTGACGATTGTGTAAGAACTATGATGGAAGAACAGGGATATGATGAAGAAACAGCAAGAAAAGTATGTGGAAAAATCTACTGGCAGACAGAAGGGAAGAAGAAACAGTATTCAGAAGAAGACGAACTTTGGCTAAGAAATGAAGGACAGGAAGTATTACAATACGCAGAAAATATGTTCCTTAACTCAATTGATTACATAGACACGAAAGACGAACTCTACGAACTCCTTGAAAGCATAGAAGAAGAAATCAAGTGGAAATACAACCTCTCATGGTCTCAGGTTTCATTAATTATGGACGAACTGACGAGCAAGTATGAGGACAGGATAAGAGAGATAGAAACGAATAAACAAGGATACGCAGAAGAAGTATTTGAGTATGCAATTGAACTATTAGAACAGGGATACAGCGAAGAAGAAGTAGCATGGGAACTTGTATTTAGATACAATTTGGATTATGACGAAGCACTTGAATTAGTAAACCAAGCACTTTCAGGAAGACGAGAATTCCTAATGCAATTAGAGAAAGCATTAAAAGGAAATATTGACATAACTAAGTTGCAGATATTGGCAAACAAGTATTTCGTGAATGACAGAGACATACTACTGAACGATTTGCAGATACTTAAACAGAACTGCTGTGAAGATTTGAAGAAGTCGGTAATAAAATCCATGATAGCATATCTGAAGTAGGAGGTGTAACGCATGGGAAGAATCCTTAAGGTAAATGTGAAGAAGAACGATAAAGAACCTGTCATTTCAAGAATCGTTAAGATTGAGAAAGATGTTGACGAAATTAAAGAGACAGTATCCGAACTCAGAGCACTTATTGAAAAACTTGAAACTCTGATATCTTCAGCACAGACGCAGGAAGAGGCAGAAGCAGAACCACAGGAAGTAGAAGAGACAGCAAAAGAGGAAGTTTCTACCGAAAGAGAGGAACAGGATGAAATGATTCCAGAGGAAAATGAAGGACAGCCACCAGTAGATACTCCAGAAGAAACAGAACAGAGAGCAGAGGAAGACACAGTAAAACAAGTGGTTAAAGGAAAGAAATTTGAGATTAACAAAGCACATGCTGACCTTATCACAGAGATTCTTAAGGGAAATGTCAAATCCATCGTTGAGATAAAACAAAGATTGTGAGGTGATAAGAAATGAGAAGATTGACACTTGCAGACCTTGAACTGTTTTATAAAGGATATGGCGGACATCCTTTCGTGGTAGATGACATTGAAGTTATAAAAGAAGCAGGAGCAATTACAACTGACCAAACTCCATACTACTTTAATCCTATCTATGGTGCTTATGCCTGGGCACAGTTGAACAGAGAATCCAACGCATTCGGTCTCCTGCCAAAAGTAACATGGAGCAGAAGCGGATGGAGAGTGATTACAGACTTTGCTAACACACTTGGAACTGGAGGAATTGCAGAAGACGGAAGCATACCATCCGCAACAAGACCTACTGTTCAGGTAGTTAAGACAACTCCAAAGCAGGTAGCACACAGTTTTGAACTCAGCGACATCATGAGCCAACTTGCAGAGATTGGAGCAGATGACATCTACGGAAGCGTTGATGAAATGAGGAACTACTTCGCAACAGAACACGCACGACACATCAACAAAATGCTTATGACTGATGTGGATACACCAGCAGGATACAACTTTGAATCTCTTGACAGGGTAGTTTCAGGATACCCAGAATCCACACTTGTGAGCGATGCAACTGATGTTGACATTTACGGAATTGACAGACACACATCAGCAACTTGGGCGGATGCAACAATCAACCACAACGGCGGAACCAACAGAAACCTCTCAGACGAAATCATACGAGAGACACTTTCTAATGTGAAGAAAGCAGGAGGACAGCCAACAGTAATGCTCACAGGATACGATACCTATGCAAAGATACTCGGACTTTACATGAACTTCGTAAGATATGATGACTACCTCACACAAGGAAATGTCCAGATTACAGTGAACGGAGTAGAGACAGCAGAAGGAATTGACGCAGGAGTGAAGGTATCTTGCCTCTACGGAATACCAATATTCACAACTCAGGACGCACCGGTTGACGGAATAAGCAGGATTTACATCCTTGATACCAGCGACCCAGAAGGATTCGGCGTTCCAAGATTGTCCTTCAGCGTTCTGAGACCAACTGAATACTACGAGACCAGAGACCCATTCATTGCAGGAGGTTTCAAGGTAAAAGGAGTTTACAGGACTGCAGGAGAAGTTGTCTGTAGGTTTATGAAAGCCCAAGCGAAAATAAGGGATATTGTTTAAAAACACAAACTATGACATGACACTTAAAGAAACATAAATTTTTTATTTCTTCTTTTTTATTATATTATTATGGAAAACGAAAAAGCATCTCCTTTTGAGATAGGATGGTTAGCAGGAATAATAGATGGAGAAGGGTGTTTTACTATAAGATTATTAAAGAGAAAGACAAAGTATTATGGAGTAAGAATAAGAGTTGAGCCACGATTAAGTATAGTAAATACGAATGAAGAAATGATAAATAAAATTATTTCAATATTTGAAAAAATTGGAATAAAAAAATATGGAAAGAATCTAAGAAAAAGAAAAGAAGCAAAAGACCAAATAGTCGTAACAATTTATACAACAGGATTGAAGAAACTACTTCCTCTTATCAAAGACATATGTATAAAGAAGGGAGAAATTGAGATTATTGAAGAAGTAATTAAATTTCAAGAAGAAAAGAAAAGAGGAAAATGGGGAAGACATATTCACTATACTGTAGAAGATTTGGAATATCTTTACAATTTAAGAAACAAATTATTAGAATTACACGGAAGACAAGCGAAGAAACTAATAAAGATAGACCCAAGAGAATATGGTATTAGTGAAGAAATAATCAATTTAGTAAATAGAAAAATCTATTTACAAATGACTATTAATAGAAAAGATGTATCAACTGAATTAAAAGAAAAAATGAAAGAAGAACTAAAACAAATTGAAGAAAAACTAAATCTTCTCAGTAAGTAAGAAATAAAAGGAATAGAGAGGATAATATCTCTTGGTGATGCCTAATGAAGATAAGGTTGAAGAAAGAATATCCTTTGTCTGTGGCAACATTACAAACATCAAAAGGAGCGGTTGTAACTCTTTACAAATTCTGGAGTGAGATAGACAATGATACAGCACAAGACCTACTGAACCAGTATCCTAAGATTCTTGAAATTGAAGTTAAGGAAGAGAAAGAAGAACCTAAAGAAGAGAAACCAAAGAAAGTAGGAAGAAGGAAAAAAGGTAGTAGGTAATGGGAGCATACATTTACTTTGCGGTTGGAAGACCGAATACAGGATACGATAAGATAAAGATATATAGAAGCGAAGATGGAAATACATTTACTCTTCACGATACGATAGATTATCAGAAATGGTATTATGACGAAACCGGTTCCTCCTCATACTATTACAAATACTCATTTTACAACTCCACAACAACTGAAGAAACAGACACTTATAACTTCGGATACGGAATAGAAAACAAAATAGCAAGTGTGGAACAGGTAGCAACTCTTCTGAATGTATCAAAGCAAGAACTTCTAAACAAATTTCCTGACACTCCAGAACGAATTTTACAGTATGAAGATTATGTTGAGAATGTAACTAAAAGAAAATTCAGAGAAACCAAAATCGTTGAAGAATACTGCACTCCTGTTTATAGATATGATTGGGACGGTTGGGTAGTATCGGTCAAATACTTTCCTGTAAAAGAATGGAATAAGATAGAAGTGTGGAATGGAAACGAATGGAGAGATATTTTAGTAGATTATCCTGAAGAAAGTAGAAAAGGATATTGGTGGTCTCAAAAAGAAAAAGGACTTATCTTTCTATACTCATTCTTCTCACCATTTTTCATATCTCCACCAAGCAAAGACGCAGTAAGAGTATCCTACACAACGCAGGAATACATTCCTCATGACATCCAGAGAGCAGTAATTCTCTTAACAGCAATAAGTTTATTGGAAAACGAAGAATCAGTAGTAATGCTACCATCAGGAGAAAGCCAGAGAGTAGATTTCAACCAGAAAATACAACTATGGAAAGAAGAAGTAAATCAAATCTTAAAGAGATATGTTTCGCCATACATAATTGATGGATGGAGGTGATATAAGTGGTTGATTATACTGTAAGAACTGCTTTAAATAAACTCGTTGAAGGAATGACGATAGATGGAAAACTTTCAGTAGCGAATTGGATGAGAGAGAAGATTATAAGTGAACAAGCATTTATGATTACAAAAAGATTTAAATCAGTAGCATCAGGAGATAGTATAGAAATTTATCTTGAGAATCC